CTACGAATCGTCCGGCTTTCGCAGGGAGCCATCCAACCGTGGCGGAACAAAGTCGAAATCACCGTTTTCCCGCTGACTCAGGGCATCTAGCAGTGACAGTCCACGCCCTGCTTCTCCCTTCCATCGCTCGGCCCCAGCTTCATCGACCACACAAGAGTCCCGACCACGGAAATCGTTCTGTGTCAGAACCGGTTTCGACACCGCCTCACGCATCCGCTCCAGAATCAGCAACGCAGCAGCATCGCCTTCATCGACTTCATAGACTTCCCAAGCTACATCAGCTGGCCGCTCGATGAAACCACTAGGAACGCCCCCGACGTAATACACCTCGTGGATTGACCGCCGTAACTCTCCTTCCGTGCCGACAAACTGGATCACTCGATAATTCCAACTGGTGCGCGGCACCTCATCCTCAAACTGTTCCGTTTCTGGCATCGCTAGCTCCATCACCGATTAACGATCTTTGATCCCTGCCGCCGGTAGTACGCAGGCCTTACCTAGTCGGATCGACTTTATCGCCCTTTCGCTCCCGAACGTAATGCTCAGTCATCGTCAATGACTTATGGCCAAGCTGCCGCTGCGCAGCTCGAATATCCCCGGAAGATTCTGTCTTGTCAGTTCCGGCCTTGGCTCTAAGGTCCCGAAATTGGAACAGATCGCTCTGCACTCCTGCTGCAACACGCGCACGGTCAAATCTAAACCGCAAGGCATCGGCCAGCAACCGCTCACCCTTCTCATTCACTACAAGCGCATCAATCTTCGATTGGCACCTCTCCTTCCGGCTTTTGATGCGCTCAATGAGTAACGCAAAGTCACCGGACACAGTGATACGCAACTTCTTCCCGCGCTTGCCTTGTTCGACCCAAAGCTCTCCACCCCTGATGTCAGACTCCGCAAACTTCAAGGTATCCGCAGGGCGCTGTCCGGTGAGATAAGCGAGGTCCATCGCATCGCGGGTTGGCTCATCCGCAGCCGCCCATACCCGTTGATATAGCTCATCTTCGACATACACTGTCCGACCCTCCTCCTTATTGCGCCTTACCCCAACACACGGATTCACGGTATCCGCTAGCCCGTGCTCCCGCGCAAAGTTAAATATGTGCGAGAACAAAGCTACCTCGCGATTTGCGCGAATATGACCAGGGCGAACCGGAACGGCTCGCTTCCGGTCAACGTACCATTGACGCGCTTGCTCACCACGCCACGACAGATACTGCTTTATGTGAACCGGCTTTACGTCGGCAAGCTTTGCCGGAGGGTTGTCAAAAAACTTGTACAAATTCACCAGCTCGAGAAGATTATCCCGCTGGGTGCGCCTAGCCTTCGTGGGCACAATTTCGCGGACATATCTTTCGGCAACATAGCGGAACGTCACGAGGTCACCATGCGCAGCATTGCCGACCGCCTCAAGCTCCGACCATTTACGCACCGCATCCACGAAATCTGAGCCAAGAGCAACCTCCCTGCGCGGGGAGCCGCCTGTGTCGTAGTAGTAGTACACCACCCCGCTTCTTTGCTTCCGCGCACGCATGCTCGGTGGCAAATGCAAATTCTTCCAAGGACGCCGCCCCATATCACCCCGTCAATACCTTTGGTTGCCACGCAGGACGCGGCATTTGTTCCTTTCGACCTTCGATCACCGCCCGAGCAACCACCGGACGACCTGCCGCGTTAACAAAAAACGCGATCCCCATACAACGCAAAGCTTCAATCTGTTTCGACTTAACTTTTCGGCCAGTCAGCACCGCAAGGTCATCACCGGAGAGGAACGTGTCGGCCATGGTCAGAGCTCCCTCGTGGACAGCCAAAAACACCCTAGCCCCTGATTCCAATACGTCTGGCACCGGTCCAACGTCGCACCCACTCTCTCGGCCGCAGCAAACGCAGTTTTTATAGCCGCCGCCGGAGAGTCCTCAGCCAAGTGAGCAATCAATTGCCGCTCAGGCACGGCGATGCCTCGACTAGTCCAATACCGCTTCTCGTTGAGCGCGTGCTCGGCAAAATCCTTGGTGATGTACTTTCCGATATACGACGCCAGCTTGTGCCGCAGCCCCCTCTCCTTGAACGGATTCTTGACGTGAATGCGCACGTCCTCGCATCCGACAGCACGCCCCCATGCCGACCGGATGACCCGATAGTTCTGCCGCCCCTTCACTGCAATATGTAGATGCCAAGCGCCCCGTTTTTGACGCTCCGCGACGGCTACGTAGTGAAAGTTTTGAATCTTGGACAGCCGACGTCGGAACGCATCAAAGTCTCTTTTAAGCCGCACCTTATCGACCATGTTTTCTTTGTAGGTCAGCGTGATCATCCGATCCGCGCCAATAGCTTTGCAGCGAAGCCGCACTTGCTGCTTGGCCCGCTTAGCCGCATCCATCAAGTTTTGGTCCGTATTCTCCGACTCGCCCCGCTTAGCACGAGGCATCAAACTCAGCTTTTGCGCCCCCACATAGCGATCGAAACGCTCAACGGTGACTTCGACTTGTCCGTCTTCAAACTTGCGCCCACGAACCATCCACTCTCGACTAAACGCCGAGAAATTGCCTATACTGTCGTCGTGCATTGCAACTAGTCCTTGTAATGCTGTTGTCGGAAGCCTCCACCGCTGCAACGGTCGAGGCTTTTTTTTTTTAAAACTCCGCTACTGACCTAATTCGAACGCTGCACCGCGCGCCGGCCCGCAGCCCCTCAAGGAATGCGCTGACCTCGTCAAACGATCCAAAGGCCTTTACGGTTTCATCAGCCTTCATTTTGCGCACGGGCAACCAAAGCAGCTTGTCGGGAAACCCCGGCGTCTCCCCCATGACGAGGCCGCCTGACATTACCCAAAACTCGTCCCCAGCTCGTACGACGCTCACTGGATTGGTGCCTTCCGACGTCGGCACACCCAGCCCGCGAACGACCCCGACCAATACAACGGGCGGCACGAAATGCACTTGCCACAACTCATCCATACGACACCGCCTCCGACTTTGTTCCGAAGCTCCGGGCCTCTTTCTACAAGATCACCATTTCGAACAGCGCGCGATTAAACGCTTCAGAGCGAGCATCGGCAGCCCAACCCCGTACACCTTCTATGCTCGCGAAGCGCTTGACATGCTCCGGCATACAACGACCGCCGACTAAGTACAACCAACATTCGCTGCTCGAAACACCTTCAACAGCTGAGAGCGCGAGCGCGCCCGCTATCAAGCAGAAGTCGTTGCCTTCTTTGACGACGTAAACGGGTACGGCCCCCTCGGACGTCTTTACACTCACTCCCTCCAGCACACCAACAAGCTGAACCGCAGGCTCAAATGAAGCCAACCAAAAATCCGGCCAACTCATCGCTTTGTGCAGAGCCCTGTCCTTCATCACTACCTCTTTACGTTAAGTGTCCCTGATATAAAGATAGGCGCGCTTCGCGCGCCCCGCTGTCCGCGCTCCGCTGCGTGCAGCCGGGCGACGAAGCGCCAACAGCTAGCACTCACACTTGCCTCGCGCCGTCTTCAACACGGCGGTCTAACATGGGTTGCGCCGTCCTATGGCCGACACAACCCATGACTTCATCCTCGCGCGGTGTAGCTGGCATCAAGGCCATGCCCTGCGGGTCGCTACCGCGAGCCTTGACCCCAGCGCATAGTCCAACGGCCTCGCACAATTACGAAGCATCGACGCGCTGCACCTGCAACACCAGCAGCACTTCCGTGCGCCCCTTCGAAGAGCTATGCCCGTCAAGGAAGCGCGGCAACCAACCCTCGCTGTTCACCGCCGTCGTATCAGAGTCCTGGACCAGGCCGCCGAGCACAACAACCTCCCCGTCTTTCATACTTACCGTTGTCGTCATTTCGCGCGTATTTTTTGTCGGTGAATTGTTCACCCCGGTCGTAGTCGGCACGAAGCTCGAAATCTGCTCATCGAGCTTGACCTGTATCGCATCCGCCATCACGGTCGGTTGCACTGCGAAGATCACCCCTGCATCCTGATAGTCCACCGACTGCACCGGCGTCCCGGTCGCACCTTGATAGCTTATGCTTCCCAGCGTCGGCACCTGCGAACCCACGTTAAGGCTGACCTTCTCACCCGACAGCACACGCACGTGCGGATCGCTCACCTCCTTAAATCGACTATCAGCGCTCAGCGCCGAGATGGCCAAGTTCAGAAAATGCGCATCGAACGTCAGCGCCGTCGCATCGACGCCAGTCGGGCCGTTCGAAATGCCGAGCTGACCGTCCAGCACATGCGCAGCTATCGAAAACGCCGAGTTCTTCGAGTCCGTGTCCGAAACCTCATAGACCCAGCCACGCACCACCACCTCGCCCGGCGCTGTGTCCACCTCCGGCAACACATTCTTCAGATCCCGGATTTCAGATGGCTTCCCGACAAACACCAACTCATCCGCCGAAGTAACCGACGAAGAAAGACCGGAAGGGTGCCCAGTGCGACCTGCCAAACCTTGCGGCACCGCAGCGCCCGGCGCACCAAGCGGGGCCAATGGCACCCCTGTCGCAACGTCCTGCTGCCCCTGCGTCGTGTCCACGTCCTGCTGTGCATTCATGCGGCCAGCAAACAACGGCTGCACAAGTTTCGCCAAGTAACCCGCCGACCGATATTTAGGTCGGTACACAAACGTTCCTCGCGCGACGTCCTTGTCATCGCTCCCGTCCCTACGGCTCACGAAGTCCACGCCGTCTTTCGTCTCGACCTTGAAGCCGAGAGAATCGAGAAACACCCGCACAAAGGACCGCAGATCACCGCTCTTGCCGTCGTATTGCAACGACACCACACGCTGATCCTGCAAGACGTCCGAGCTAATTACGTGCGGCGTATGCATCGCGTCCCCGTACAAGAGGTCCACCAGTTGGCCGACATTAACGAACCGCAGATCGAATGCGCCACCCTTCACACGCGGCAACGGCGCAAGCGGCAACGCCGGAAATGCCCCAGCCGGATACGGCGACGCGCCCGGCAAACTGGACGACAAAGACGGCACAGTCGGTATCTGCGGCACCGTATCCGCCGCAGACACAACGGACCCACAGGCCAGTGCCAGCACACCGATACAACATACGGTAGCCCTAATCATTTCTTAACCTCGCCATTTTTCGACACGTCGGACCCCGCCCCCGACCAAACCGCTACCCGCTCGCCATCCACAACGCCTTCCACACGCACAGTGTCTCCGTGGAACCCATCACTCAACTCACTACGCAACCGCCCCCGAGGATCAGCAAGCAAGACATACCCCCTTCCATCCACCGAATACTGCCCAACCACCCGCCACTTGCCAGACACCGCAACCTTCGAATCATCCGATACCGCTAGAGGCTTCGCCGCGATCGCAACACCGGACGCAGAGGCATCCTCCCCCTTCTTCGCAAACTTAGTTGGGGCAATATCATGCAAACCACGCCATGCAAAAAAACACGCCACCGCAGCAGCCAACGGTATGCAATACAGAGCTTTCGGCACCACAGCCTTCTGCTTCGTGTGCACCTCCGCGCTCGTATAGAGATCAAACACCCCTCGCGGATAGCCCCAACGCGTTTTAACCGCATCCCTAAAGCCAGAATTCGGGTTATGGCAGTGATCCCACTCATAGACCATCGCTTGCTTCAACCCGAACAAGCGCCGCACATGCAAATGCCGACCAACCAGATCGCGGATCGTCTTATGCACGCGCTGCGGATGCTGGGTAATGATGATGAAATCAACGCCACGATGACGATGCTTATGCAGCTCATCGATATCTACACCCGGCTTCACACTGACCGACTGAGGCGGCCAAATCCGTTGCACCTCATCGATCACAATCAAATCTTGCTGCCGACACTGATTGAACCAGTCGCGAATCCACAGCTCATCGACCAACTCATGGTCAATAGCCAAATCTCTTATCCCATCAACCACCAAACGCCGCCCTGCCTTCAACTGCTTCTGCATCATCCAGACGGCGTACAGCGTCTTCCCGCTACCCGGGGTTCCAGTGATTAGAGTGATGGCCATTTATTAGTGCATGAAAAACTTCTTGGCCGCCCCGGCAACCCCGGCCATCGCCACACGCGCACTGATCGCGCCACCGATGTATGACATACCCTGAAAGAACCCCCCAAGCGCCAAGACATTCAACATGTCAGAAGGAATGCCACCCACGGCCGTCGTACACCACGACATAGCCTGATTCACCGCCAGGTCGATCCCCGAAACCGTCAACACACCCACCCCGAGCGCAATCAAGGCCTGCACAATAATCGGTTGCACCAACGCCAACAGCCATGTCGCCCAACTCATGATTTCAATCCCATCACCACAATCAAAGCGGCGCCCAACGCGCACAACGCCAAAATCAGCGGCTGTACGCGTTCGGCAAACGTACAGATCGCCGAGTAATCAAACGTCAATGGCGCACCAAAGGCAGATACCGTCAATGGCGCAGGACAGGAACCCGACGACGGGCCAATATCCCACGGACTCATCGTCACCGTCACAGAGCTGGCAGGAATAGGGGGGGGCGTCGGAGCACTACCCAACGGCTGACAGGCAGACGCAGTCGGGTCCTCAAGACACGGATTAACGTCAGAAGTCGTAGTCGTACCGCTCGCGGGGGTTGTGCCGGTACTCGTACTCACCGAAGTGGACGCAGTAGGCGAAATAGGAATGACAGTAGTGCCTATAGGCGCAGGCGCAGTCAACAAGTCATTCCAAGTCGGCGACACGGGAGCTGTCGCTATATCCTGTGCAGTAATCGGATTCGCCGGCGAATACGGCTCACCGTTGTAACCCGGCTGAGCAGCGGCATCCCGCCAAAGCTGGTTCGCCATATCCGCCAGCAAAGGCTGAGAAACCGGCTGCGACAACATCGACGATGTAATGGATGACTGAAGATTAGACAGCGAACCGCTCACTGGACCGGGAGGCGCCACATAGCCGTAATTCGGCACAATGCCGTTACCGCCCGCTGTCACAAACGTCGGCGTTCCCAGCACTTGATTACCGTTCTGATCCAACGTAAAAGGCGTGTAATCAAGCCGTACGATGTACCACTCCGTCGCCGGCGCACCAATCGGCTGAGTGATACCTTGATCCTGATACGAAACCGTACACGACATGTTCGTACCACCAGCCGGACACGTCGTCGCCATCATCCACGAACCCAACTGCTGCGCGATATCCATCCCGCTCACGCCCGCGACAATCGTATAAGCACCAGTCGCCGCCGCCTCATACCGCAAATCACTCGGCACCACAGTCGGCAACCCGGTCGGACACGTCGCAGTCATGAACGTGTTACACGTCCCGGTGTTGTAAAGCTGATACGCGCCAGCAGGGTCAGCACTCGGCGCCGTCGACGTACCCGAGGTCGTACTAGGCGTAAGCGTCAGCGACATGGGCATCGGCTGACCGTCCGTCGTCGTACCCGTGCCATTGTTCTGCGTCAACTGATAAATGCCCCACGCAACACCGCCAACTGCCGCCAACGCACCCACTCCAAGCGCCACCGTGAGCCACACAGGCGCACCGGCAACAGTGGCAACCGCGGTTAATGCCGTGCTGGCATACGACGCTGCATTAGCAGCAGCACCGATGTATTGCTCAGTCGCCGCCATCGTCGCGTCATTCGCCGCAACCGTGATGCCGCGCCGAGCCAAATTTGACTCAACCGCCGCCGCAATGGCCTCATTTATCGTGCCAGAAAACGCCTCCTGCAAAATAGGCGCGGCTTGAGCCTCCGCAACACGCTGCTGTTGCAACAACAACGACGCCAGCGAGACCACCATCACCAACTGACGAAACACCCGATGTTTTTTCATGGTCACAGGAACAAAATCAGTCCGACCGCCCAACACGTTGCGACCAAAAACGCAACGCACTCGTAATACCAAGTCATATCAAGACTCCCGATCAACAACAGCCATCAACGCCCAGGCAATCCACACGAACCACGCCATCACTACATCGCGTACCGAACACCAGAAACCAAAATTGGTACAGCTAACCCAACCACGACCTACGCCGACACCGATCACACCGACGCCAAGTGAACAACACAACAACCAAACAAACGAGAAATCGAGAGACCTCGCGAACATCACGCCTCATCCCCGCTCGAATTCAACAAATTACGCAAAGCACGAATACCCCACGCGGTTGCCATCACCGCAATCACAGCGGCGCCAAGGTCAATGCCGATTTGCTCACCGCCCTCGACTGGCCGATCACCGCTCAGCGTCGACACCTGCAACACCAACTGAGCACCACTAGAATCCACACCGCAATCAACCGCACGACCACTGGCCTGCACATATGTGACGCCCGCCAAGCCGCCAGGACCGCAGACGACACCGGAAAACTGAACCCCCGAAGCCTGAGCACATGCCCACGACGAAACCACCAACAGCAGCACCAACACCACAGCGCGCATAACCGCCCCCTACAAAAAAGGCGCCCGGTATCAGCCGAACGCCTTCAATCGCTACCTCACGAACTCGGCGATTCAGCGGCCAATAAATCCCTTAAGCAAGCGGAAGCCGAAAACGACCGCACAAATTGCTAGCACTGCCCCTCCAATATCCTGAACGTTGGTCGACAGTCCCGTAATCGTCGAAACAATCGCGGTATCGTTGATTGAAACGGACGAAGCCTGCGCGAACGCACCGACCGAAGCAGCCGCCAGAGCAGCACCAACCACGACACGATTTGCCATCTTTTTCATCCACCACCTCTCAAGTTTGCACGGCCCGTTTATTTGGATTCGTTCGTTTGGGCCAATTTCGAACGCATCGACTTCTTTGATAGCCGTCCGCGAACATACGATTGCGCAGCCTACGCCCAGCTCGCGAAGCATCTGAACGCATGCGAATCATTGAAAGCGACTGATCAGCAGTCCACGCCGAAGTGCGGCGCTTAAGCAGCTTTCGCTTCCGGTTTAGGCTGTGGGCGAGGGTTGCCATGCGGTACAAGCGACGTGATCCTCGGAACCAATCTCCCGGCGTCCTGACCGCTGCCTTGCGCGAGTAAAAATTCTGCGAGGTAGTCGCCCGGCTGAACTTCCTTAGCCAACACATCAGGAAGATTGATTACTCCGACGACCACATTAGAAACTCCGTCTTTTGATTGTTCGAGAATGCACTGCGCCTCGTGAATCGTGTAGGGTCGCCCGGTTTTCTGAGCAACCCCACTGCGGACATTAATCGCGATAATCGTAAGCTTTTGTTTCGATGACATATTAGGTTCCGTTTAACCGTTAATCGTCTAGTTCAATGGCGCAGTGCGCAGAACCAACGATACGCAAAACTCTCAAATAGAACCATCAGACAATTATTTACGCAGAGCCTATTTGATAGACGTCTCAAGTTACAAAACATGGATATTCGACAGTTAATGTCAGATAATGATAGACGAATAGATTTACATAATCGGATAGACAAACCGATTTACAAACGACGATAAGCCTTTGAAATGATTCATTTCATCGATAGTCGACACAACCCCATGCATATCCCGCCCCCGGTCGCAATAAAATTTTGTTAATCTGTGTTTGTATTGCACAACAACGCCTTTGTGCTCGCGTGGAATGCGGCCAAAAGCCGGAGGTTTTATGCACCAGAAAATAGTCCCACTACCCTCGCCGTCTGACCAAGAATTTTGGCAGCAGCTAGAAACCGCGTTGCTGTCCGACGATGGTGCAGCCGCGAAGGCCCATCTAGAAGCCGGATCCCGATTTATGTAGTCGAGGAAGACACCCCACGGAATACCGTCGTCAAAATCTTCCCCGAAGGCGACCGTCAACTGGTCACTTTCGACCAAACGGGTGAGCACGTGATTAGTCCTTGGACCGAAGGCCCCGAACACGCGTCAGCGTGCGGGATTCTTTCACAGCGTCAAGATGTGACGCATCGCCATCAATAAGCCCGATACAGCGCCGCCGAGAAACCGTAACGAGATGGCGGGGCAGGTTGACGATCGCGAGGACGGCGGCGATCTCATTCATCCTGCGATTTAGACGTCCCGCGGTTCATTTTGGCGAGGTGATCGATCTTGTCGCTTGACGACTTAGCGAACATATCAACGATTCCCACAGGGATCAGCATCCACAAAATAGCGAACATTTGCAGCATGCAAAGGGCCGAAAGAACGGCAAACGAGCCGATGCGACATGCGCCCCGATGTTCAAGAAAAAACGGAATCTGCTTTGCAACGATCGCCGCCCACGGCACGATTACTTCTAGAGCCACGATCCCCGCCGCGAGCGATAGCGGATAAATGACGGACCGAAAGCGGCCTAGCTGTACCGAGTCGAACTGGACAGGAACGCCGGCAAACAACTTTGGCAAGACCTCAGGAAAAATTACTGCCAGCCAAATGCCGAGCACCGCCATCACCACGGCAGAGGAGTCTCGCAGCCCCTCAAGCAGCTTTGACTGCTGCTCAAAGGGAATCGAGGCACCTAAGAACCAAGCGACTGCCAAAGCAACGGCAATGATCGCGAAAATAAGCAGCCTTATCGTGGTGGTCACTTTTTAAGCAGTTCAGCGCGGTGTAGCTGTAGGGTCCTCAAAAGCTGAGGCGCGTCAACCACATGACCATTGCGCACAACCTCGATCTCGGCTTTTGTACGCGCCATTGAGCCGCTCAGCCAAAGTGGCGACGAACGACCAGTCATCAAAAACCCGATGTCATCCCAGCCGTTTCCGCTTACCGCTTTATAAGTTTCGACCATTGCGTCAAACTCCGCAGCCGTGGGCCTGTACTTGATTTGATAACGGACCCGATAGTCATGTTCATTGGTCCTCGCCTTTTCGACGCCGAACACACCCATGATCCCTCCAAGATGGGACTTGCCAGCCGCAGTCGTCGCAGTGATGGTTTCCTTACGGATAATCGTATGCACCGAAGCCAAGTTGCGTTTGATCTCGTTGATGCGTCCCTCGTTCCGAACCAGCAGCGATTCGAAGACCGGATAGGCCTTCTCTAGCGGCAACACTTCAAGGGTGTCGTCCTGCGCCTCACGATACCCCTCAATACAGCGGTGGACGTCTGCTTTCAGGGTCACGGATCCCTTTGCGACGACGTGTCGGGGGTTGAATTTCGCCAAAAAAGCGTTTGTATACGCAAGCATGTTCTGCCTGCCGTTCAGTCCCCCGGCGAATTGCACCGTCGAAAACTCTTGCTGATCGGGGCGAAACCAAAAGTAGGTTGCATAGCCAGCGATATTGCCCGGCGGCAAAACTGCGGTTGTCGCTTGCGCAGAGCCGACCTTAGCGGTCGCAGGGACCGACAACACATTTCCGCTCGAATCCGCCGTCCCGTTCCAAGTACCAACGAGATACTCGCGCTTAGCAGACTTAACGTCCAGAAGGTATGTAGGGAGAAGCTCATCACCCGGTGCATATGTCTGCGTCTGCACCAGGTCCACTCCCGCTGACCAGCTAGCGAGGTCCGCAAGCATGGACTCGGCGTCCCCAAACAGATGTGCATTGTTACGAGCGAATGGCACAAAATAGCCGCACCTCGTGACGTCGAAGTGCGTCACGGTTACTTCTTCTTTAAGCTTCATGTCTCAGGTCCTAGGCCCCACACGAAAGGCGGCCGGTTCGCGCTGTTATGGAGTAAGCCGTTACAAGTTGTAACTGCGCAAATATATTCCGATCTTTCCGCGCAGGCAATTCCGCACCGCAAAATTTACCTAACCCTTTGGGAGCAACGCTCTGTTCTTCACAGAAATGACATATATGCGGAGCAAAAAGCGAGCTAAGTAGCTGAAGTTATTGATTTATTAAATGGACTCTTAATCCGTAGGTCGACAGTTCGAATCTGTCACGCCCCACCAAAGATTCATGCAAAAAGCCCGGTCCTCGTGACTGGGCTTTTTGCTTTCTGGCGTCGTGCATTCCTCAGTCGCCGA